GAGGCGCTCGGCGCTGGTTGCTGGTTGCATGGCGCATGGTTGCTCGGCGCATCGTTGCCCGTCGCATAGCTTGGCGCTGAGAGGCTTGGCGCTGAGCATCTCAGTGGTGAGGTATCGAGGGGGGGGGTATCCCCCGCCGTGGCCAGCGCTGGTATCGATACCACCCCTCCACGGTCAACCGTCACTCGGTACATGTCAACGGGAGACCCCGCCACCCGCTTGCCCGCACCCCCTTGCCAAAAAAAACAAAAAGGCTACGTTGGTGTGTGTCAACATCAGCAAAGGAGGAACGATGAACCAGAAGACGGTACGACGCATCCGCGGGATGGAGGTGCAGGGGGTCGAGAAACGGCACGGGGAGGCGTGGAGCGACGTGGAGCGGGCGGCAGTAGTGGAGCGGGTGCTGGAGGGCATGGCAGAGGGCCATACGCTGTCAGAGACCGTCCTCGCCGTCTCCCTGACGCTGGACGAGAAGCTGAGTGCAGGACTCGTCCGTCGCTGGATCATCTCGCAGGAGGAGTGGTTCCAGCGGTATCAGAAGACCAAGACCATGCTCGGGCAGGCGTTTGCCGAGGAAGCGATTCTGGTGGCACGGGAAAGCACGAGTAGCACCACCGCCATGGACCGAGTGCTGATCGAAACGCTGAAGTGGGCGGCAGCCAAGGCCAACCCCGTGGAGTATGGGGAGAAGCAGACGGTGGAGCATCAGGGGGCACAGACGTTATCCGTCAAGATTGTCGAGGATGACGCCCCCGTGCGGAATCAGAAGGCGCTAGAGGCAGGGAAGGTCAGTGCGGTGATTGCTGCGCCATTGGTGTTTGCGGTCCCCGTGAAAACAGCAGAACACGAAGACGATGACTACACGTTCGTGTAAGCAAGCAAGGCCATGGACAGCAGGGAGGGGACTGGATTGCGGAGAAGGGATGAACATTACGTTTGCATTAAGATTCTGTAACAATGGCCGAAACGGGACTTGACAGGATTTCTGCGCTGAGAGAGGTTGTGAGAGAGGGAAGGAAGGGGGGTTGGGGGGTTAGATGGGAGAGAGAGAAAGAAGTAACAAGTAACAAGTAACGAGTTAACAAGTTACTAGTTACTAGTTAACTAGTTACTAGTCTGCACAAATATTAAAATCGCAGGTCATGCAAGACTTGCGGGGTGACACAGGCAGTCCGGTGCCATCATGTGGCGCTGGATGTGGGTTCGATTCCCACCCCCGCCATTATGCACAAAAAAGGCAGTCAGTGGTCCTCGAAGGAAGAAACCCTCCTCCAGCAGTACACGGAGCAGGGCCTCCCGATCACACAGATTGCTGCCGCTATGAAGCGGTCCTATGGGTCCATTGCCAACAAGCAAGGGTCCATGAACATCGGGGTGGTCCGGTCACAGCGAACCCCGTACCACGGCGAAGGCAAGCAGCATACGTCGCTGGATGCGGCGATCTTTGCCGGGTCAGCCGACGGGAACATCCCCGATTGGGTGGATGCGCTACGGCCCGTCCAGTTACCGGCCCCGCCGATCCCGACCGTTCGGACCAGCCCGAACAACCTGACCATCGTGGCGGGGGACTTTCACTTCCCGCAACACTGCCCTGCCAGCATTGCCGTCTTGCTGGAGACGATTCGGGTCTTGAAGCCCAAGCGGCTGATCCTGAACGGGGACACGGTGGACCTGCTGGCCGTCAGCAAATACCCCAAGGACCAGCGGAATACCTACGATCTGCGGGAAGAGGCCGTCGCCTTCCACGAGTTTCTGCATCAGGTGGTCACCATCTCCCGTGGCTGGAGTATGGAGATTGTGGAGACCGAGGCCAACCACTCGGGCAACGGCACCGCCTCCCGCTGGCACCGCTACCTGTCCGACCGCGTGCCCGTCCTGTACGGACACCCCAAGGCCGAAGAGTTGCTGCGGTATGAAACGTGGTTTTACCCTGAGTGGGCCCCCATCCGACTGGTTGAATCGGTCGTGATTGCCGATGATTTGCTGGTTTTGCACGGCGATTTGGTGCGGAAACATGCGGCGTATAGTGCCCGAGGCCATGCCGAAAAGTGGCACTCCAGTGTGATGCACTCCCATACCCACCGGATGGGGTCAAGCCTTGAACGGATTCCAGCGGTCGGCACCCGTGAAGAGGCCGTCCGTCGCGCCTACGAGATTGGCTGCCTGTGTAACTTGCAGCCAAGCTACGTCAGCGCCCCCAACTGGACCAACGGGTTTGCCGTTATCAGCCATGATGCCGAGGAACAGGACTATGGGGTGGAGTTGGTCAACATCCAGCGAGGGCAGGCCGTCGTCTGCACCGCTGGCCTGACCATTAAGGCATAACCATGCCGCCGTCCCCCAAATCCTTCCCCCCGCTGCCGACCACGGTCGAAGCGCCGGGCGGAACCATCGCCATTCTCCTGAAGCCGACCCTTCGCCACCCAGACGGCACGGAGTGCTGGGGCATGTTCGACCTCGCCAACCGCACCATCGAGATTGCCACCACGGCCACCAAGCGGCACCAGTGGCGGACGCTGTTTCACGAACTGACACACGCCGCCCTTGACGATTCAGGGATCAGCCAAGGCATGACCGACGTCATGCAAGAAACCCTGTGCGAGTGCATCGCCACGGCGCGGATGCGGGAGCGGTTCGGCTGATGGCGAGTGTCAAAGGGAAGCACAAAGCAGGCACCCAGAACGTGGAAGTTCGCCTGCATAAGCGGCACCCTGGCCAGGTTGCCATTGCCCAACACCCTGCCCGATTTCGGGTCGTCATGTGTGGACGGCGATGGGGCAAGTCGGCCTGTGGCATCCGTGAAGCCTGCGACGCCGCCATTGCGGGGCAGCCCGTGGGTTGGTTTGCGCCCACCTACAAGCTGGCGCTAGAGGCGTGGCGGGAACTGGTGGAACGGTTAGCCCCGATTACGGCCCGTATGAACGAGCAAGACAAGCGGCTGGAACTGGTGACGGGCGGGATTGTGGAAATCTGGACGTTGGATACCCCCGACGCCGCCCGAGGCCGTAAATATGCGTTGGTGGTGATTGACGAGGCGGGTATTGCCCGAGACCTCTTGGAAACATGGCAAGCCGCCATCCGCCCGACGCTGGTGGATTTGCGGGGACGGGCACTGATTTTAGGCACCCCCAAGGGGCGACGACATGGATTTGTCGTGCTGTTCAATCGCGGGCTGGGCGATGACCCCGACTGGGCCAGCTTCCGTGCCTCTACCTTGGAAAACCCGTACATCCCCGCTGAAGAGGTCGAAGCCGCCCGTCGAGAGTTGCCGCCCGAAGTCTTTGCCCAAGAGTTTGAAGGCATCCCGACCGACGACGGCGCGAACCCCTTTGGCCTAGAAGCCATCCGTGCCAGTCTTGGCCCGTTGTCTGACCAGCCCGTCGTGGTCTACGGCGTGGACTTGGCCCGGTCCATGGACTTTACCGTGTTGGTCGGCTTTGACGCCTATCGCCGCGTGGCGTTCTTGGACCGCTGGCAGGCCCCGTGGGCCGTGACTAAGGCTAAGATCAAGGCACTGGTCGAAGACACGCCGGTGGTGGCTGATGCGACGGGGGTAGGCGATGCGATTGTGGCAGACTTGCAGGTGATGGGGGTCAACGTTACCCCGCACATCTTTACGCAGAGTTCCAAGCTCCGCCTCATGCAACGCATGGTCGCCGCGTTTCAAGGCAAGGAACTCACCCTGCCCGATAGCAACGATGCGCGGTGGTTGACCTCCGAGATGGAAGCCTTTGAGTTTACCTACACCGCGACTGGCGTAAGATACGAAGCGCCCAGCGGATTTCACGACGACGGCGTAATGGCGGTAGCGTTAGCCCTGCACGGGTGGGATCGGGTGCAGGGAGCGGTGCCTGAAGCGCCAGTGGGATTGCGGAAAATTGTCGATGACCCCTATGTTTCTCCCGAAGCTGGAGAAACACGGCTATTTCAGCCTGCTGGAGACTTCCAATCGCAACTGCCCGGATCGGGCTGGTAATCGCACATGGAGAAAATGGGCATGGAAGCAGTGTTGGCAAAACTTGGCAAGAAGCTGGGCCGCAAGCCCATGCTGAAGCGGAAAGGGCTGACTAATAGCGAACCCCTCCGTCCGCCCGGCATGACGGTGGTGATTGGCCTTGGCAAACCGATGGGCAAAATGGGTAAGAAGGGGGCCTTTGCCAAGCGGGATGAGAAGGGCTATCCGATGGACGACGAGGGTGGGGATGACGAGGAGATGGTCACAGAAACCAGCCCCGAAGGACTGTCTGCCAAACTCGATGCGCTGATGGAACGACTGGATGCCATCGAAGAAAAGATGGGCATGAAGGACGAAGCTGAAGACGACGACGAGATGGAAGACGAAGACGAATCCGACATGGAGGACGACGACTAATGTTTGAGAACCCAGCGATTACGTTGGCGATCAAGATGGCAAGTCCGATTCTGGTCGGATTTGTCACGCCGTTTGCGGTTGATGCCGTGAAACGGAGTGTGGCGTTGGTGGATAAGGCGCCGGTATATGCCAAGCAGGGTCTTGCCATTGCGATCGCCTCCCTCGGCACCGCCCTCACCGCCATCCTCGGCGTGGATGTTCCCGCTGATCTGGCGGCATGGGACGGCGAAGTCGTGAAGGCAATGGTCGCAGGCTTCTTGGCTATTGCGATCAAGCAGCACAAGCAGTTGAAGAAGGCCAAGTAGTCACATGGCCTCCCCGGCGTGGCAGCGGAAGGAAGGGCAAAACCCAGACGGGGGATTAAATGCGGCAGGCCGCGCCTCGTTACGGGCGGCTGGGCAAAACATTAAGCCGCCGGTCAAAGCCAAGGAAGCTGCCAAAAGCCCGACTGCTGCCAAACGCCGTATCGCGTTTTGTAAGCGAAGTGCTGGGCAGAAGAAGATGTGGCCTAAAGCAGCAGCAGACCCAGAGAGCCGTCTAAACAAAGCAAGGCGTCAATGGGATTGCTAACGTGTACACGGTGCAAAACAGAAAAACCAGCAAACGCTGA